TATGGCGTTCTGCGCTTCGCTTCCGCTCTCCGAACCGCCGCCCTCGTTGCCGCCGCCAATGTCAGTTCCGTTCGCGTTGTACCCGTTAATCCAAACCTGTCCAGATGCGGGATAGAATATAACGCCTTTTTCGTACTCGTCTTTGCCGTAAAGAATGAGTGTATCACCATTCTGAATGATGTACCCTAGCTTGCTTGCTTCTGTGTCAATGCCTGGCTCGTTGCCGCCGGGCGTGGTGTCAACGTCTCCGCTCTGACCGAAATCAGGCGGGTTGCTCTCACCGTCCCAATCCTTCAATCTCTGGTACACGGTGTTGTAGCGATTCCTGTACTGCCCAAGAACTCCGTGGTTCATGCAAACGCCGTATATCCTATCGAGGTCGGCGCTGCCGCCCGCCGTTGCAATGACCTGCCCCGCACTTGCTGGTGATTGATGGTACATGCTCATTGCGAATATCAAAGGTTTCGGGTACGACTGACTCATTCCCCAGCCTTCAAGCGTCGCAATGTACCCCTCGAAATCCACAATCGCCTGATTCTCTTGAATAACGTGGTTCTCTTTTTCTTGGAAAACAGATATGATGCTGTTTCCCTCGTCCCTGTTAAGGTAACGGCTAGTCCACCACGCACTACCAGCATCATGCGATTCAATATCAGAGCGCAACGAAGCAGCCAACTGCCCGTAGGCAGTT